TTACGTCTAACATACTACCCTCAAATTAAAGGTGGTCCGAAGACCACCAACATTACTAAAAGTTAGGTTCACCATCAGTGATACTTGGCATACCATCGTTAGCTTCTGCATCACGTTCTGTGGTGTCAAGTGGAACTGCTGGTGCATCACCCAAGTCAATATCTTCAACATGGAAGAGTGACTGTGTGTGTGAACCTTCCCACTGTGTGTTCTCCATGATACGCATTTGGTCAAAGTTAAGTGACTCTGTAGTCTCATTATCTTTACCAGCATTCTTGGTGTATGTACCATCGTTTTGGATAGATGCCCACATAGCACGAATCATGTCGTCAGAAACAGTTTTGTTTTCCCAAAGGAATAAACGCTGCTTACCGACTAGCTCTGGAACATTAACATCAACCATGTCACCATCATCATTTTCACGACAAGGTGCTTCATAGTTGTCAAGGTTAGCATAAGTCTTTTCGGCTGGTGTGCCAGCCCCTACAACATTCAATGTCACACGTGCTTTGAATGGCTTGTTGAGTAAATCAACGAACGTCTTAGCTGAACCACCTGTAGCTGCATTAAGTTGCTTGAATAACTTCTTATAGTTGGATGTGGCTTTAATACCCTTATTGAAGTAAATCTTAACTTCATGTGGTACAAGCTTATCTCCCATTTCGTACATGTGACGCTTGTGAAGTAGCTCAATAACTAAGTAGCCCTTCTGTGACGCACTATAACCTTTAGCAATACCTGTTGCATCTGGGTTAAATTTACCTAGCTCAAGATACTCTCGTACACGGCCAAGTGTAGCACCTGCAACTGGTACAGGGCGTTTGAAATCACCCGAGGAATCAACTGATGTGTTATCTGATTCTACGGCTGCTGCTGATATTGCAGCGAAATCTAATACTGGTACTTTAATTTCTTCTTCCATTACTGTGTTCCTACTGGGGTTGTTCTAATTCGTGAGATTGTGTTCATGGGGTACGTGTAAATCACTTTACCATCATCGATTTCTGCTGTTAGGAAGTGTTCGTTCCATTGACAGCTTTCACCTTTAGCAGTATCTATGCGCGTATCTAATGTACGTGGTGATACCTGCTTATCCAAATTTTCTTTGAAGTGTACTTGTATATCGTATTTCATAATCTTTCCTAATGTTGTACTGTCATAGTGAATAAATCAGAACCAACCTCAGTCTCTGCTGGGAATGGTACTGCTACGTTTAAGTTCGGGTATGCTGCATTGAATACTTCTGGTACTGTCTCAAGTATAGCGTGTACTGCTTTGCGTACAGGTGCTAGTAACTCGTCGTTCTTACCGTCTAGTAACAAACAGTCATGTACTGTGTTTATTAATAATACTAATCCATCGAAACCGTCATTAGCTACGAAGTATCTCCACACAAGACCTAACATGGTCTGCATCACAAAGCCGCCCTCTCCCTGCATTGGGTAGTTCTTTCTTTCAGTAGGTGAGAAACCTGTGTACTTACCTTTCTTATGTAAGAAATCTGGGGTGATTGCTTCTTTCCACTTGTATATAGTACCAGTAGGACTATTCCAAGTAGACATTTTCTGAGTAAACGCAATTCCGTTATGGAACAGTTTTTGGTCAGTGCGTGTTGCATTATCGTTGATATGGACTGCGAGTAACTCGTCAAACGTTTTGACTGTCGGATAGAGAGTTTCCTCTGCTTGAATGAGTAACTCAACATCATTCTTCGACATTCCTGTAGATTCAACAATAGCTGGTACTCCTGCGCCATAGGCACGTTGAAAGCTAAACTCCTTTGCTCCTGTCCTACCTGCCATATATGTTGCATCATGTTCTACCTTACATTTACGAAGCACATACTCATATGGCTCGTCTAGTTTCTTGGATAGACGTTTACAATGAAAGTCTACACGGTTTCTTAAATCTTCACATAGTTGTGGGTCGCCCGTAAGCATACCTTGTATCACAACCTCAAGTTGAGAGTAATCAATCTCAGCAAGCTTACCTTCTTCACCGAATCGTGATGTAAACATCTTCTTTACATTAGATGTATCACCACGTGGTATGTTTTGTAAGTTGGGATTGCTACTACTCATTCGAGCAGTGACCGTACTGGTGTGGTTAAGCTGGTGGTGTATGATTGAATCTTCACCAAGCAACGTTAACATACCCTTACGTGCACCTTTATTATCTTCAACCCAGTAGTATGTACTTAGGTCTTTAGCACTTTTTGTGTACTGAGTAAGCGCGTCAGTAAACGGGACGCCTCGTTTTGCGAGTTGTGATATTGTCTCCGCGTCAGTTGAGTAGAGAGGGCCACCTTTTGCGTCGGTGGACTTGCCCACCCACTTTGGGTTAGGCTTAGTGTAACCATCAAAAGTAAAGATATGAGGCTTAATACTACCTTTCGGCTTGGTACAGTCGTTGACTTTGACATTCTTAAATTTCCCTAGACCTTTGTTTTTACCAGACTTGTATATGTCTTGTGTAATGTAGAACTTACCATTATGTTCAAAACTATCTGCTGACTCTGGTACTTCTACAATATGTATAGTACCGGCCAAGATACAATCATCTGGTGATATTGGTTTGGACTCACCGAACATGCTGAATACTGGGTGTGCTTCATCTTTCTGCACATATACAGTATTACCATTTTCGTCGGGAGTTAATGTCCACTTACCGTAGCTCACTGAGCCACCGAAGATTAGACATGATTTCTTTTGTGTACTGCCCCAGCTAAATTCTAGCTCTGGTGGTAGTAGTGGTATGAAGTTATTAAGTGCCGCTGAACTATCAGCAACAACTTGGACCAACGCAGTGCGTTCATCCTCTGCGACTTGTTGGTTGATATACATACCATTGTATTCCATCTCCGTCGTAGCTAGTAACCCGTCGAAACGAAAGGCTAACATCTTACGGAACTCTGGTGGACAATCTTCACGCATACGTTTTATTTGGCCTAACATTATTAGCCATGTGTTTTGCACATCACCAACTATCTCAGCACCATCACCGATTAGATACTCAGTCAATAGACCACGTGGAATCTCACTAGTTAAAGCACCGTTCTCCCACATTTCCTTAACTGCATCTATCTTACAACCACCACCATACTGTTCAGCGGTGTTGTTCATTGAACACATCTGTACGTCTTGAGCCATGCCGCCAAGCAAGAACTCTGCGTATTGTCCACAATATATGGTGACACCACGTTTAAATGCTGCTACTAAAGCAGGCTCACGCCATACCCACAGTAAATCGAACTTGATATTGAACCCGTTTATTACATCACCTTTCTCAAGGCTGTTAATGATATCAACAGGTAACACTATGTCTCTGTGGTACTCTTCCCAATAACGTTCAATACATGGTCCGTTATTTAATTTGTACCCAAGTTGCACTACGTAGTTACGCTTGTCGAAGGGTCCAGCTAATCTTTTGTTGTAACGGTAATTCTCCGTCTCTAAGTCAAACGTAAATATCTTCATGCTACTTCTTAATCCTTAATCCAAATGATGTTAATACACTCACACCTAACCAGTATTGGTAGAAGTCCGGCATAGTCGCTAATACTATGAAACCGTTTGCTATGTGTGGGGCCATTGGTGGTATGAAACAGCCTATTAAGGCTATTGATAAAATGAATGTCCAGTACTCGTCTTTCCAACTGTATCGCATACCTTCCGACAGAATGGTTTCTAATTCACCGTTCTTATCTTCTGCATTCATGATACGTTGTGTTTGTTGGGTACGGAGCCTTGTTTTGTTGTCGTTTCTCTTACCAAGGAAACCCGTTATGGGTGACACAATGGCTGAAAAGAATGATGCTATTGGGTTCATGGTACTTCTCCTATGTAATTTATTATACGCCCTCATAGAAGACGTATTAAAATTATATAGCGCACGCGCCTCCATCACAACCTTCACCGCGTTCTTCAACACCGTGAGTTGGTTGTAATTCGTCTGCACCGAATACATGGTCACCTTTACTTGAGTACCTTTTACCCACTCTAGGTGCTACGTACTTGAACCAGTGGTTCTCGTCCATACACTCAGGCTTCGATATTGTGATGCCATTACGTGATACGGTGAGTCCATCGGGTGTCATGGTTAATTCACTAGAAGCCATTCAACTTACCTGTCCATCTGCCAACAGTATTCAATTCCATTGGTATTAACCGTGGTATTGAATCTAGTATGACTGAACAACCTAGTAGTGGCTTCTTCGGAAACAACCGACCGTAGGCAAAGGCCAAGGCTTTGGGGTCTATCAAGCATCCCGATATCATTGACCAATACAAAGCAGTAGTTGATGAACGGTACTGTATCTCGAATTTGCCATGCTCATGGCCCTCTACAATACTACAACGTTCATGTGCTGCGTTATTCAATGTATCGCCTGCTGATTGATGCTGGAAGATGCACTTCTCACCGTTGGGTAACGTGACAACATGCCTACCCTTCCATTCCCAACCTAGCCCTTGCCCATCAGGGAAAAGGATTTCACGATATGACTTGATGTACTCGGTAGGTATACCGGACTTGAAAGCTCTACGGTAGATTAAGCTGCCGTGGTTGCTGTGACAGATATCCATCACCGGAAACATTCGCTCAAGTGCCTGTAACCATGTACGTGCTTTAGATAACTCAACACCAGCACTATCTAAGCTAGGGTCAGAGTCGTGCATAGACAACGCATGTCCATCAGTCTCGTCACCAAGGTTGATAATACGTGTTGGCTTAATCTTAGCTGCTACTGCTGCCAAGAAGTCTAAAGCGTCAGGGTGGTGATACGGTGCGTGTTGGTCGGGTATACATAGAATGCGTCTATTGTTAACCTTAACCACCTCGTCTCTATCATCATCCGTCTTTGCCGGAGTACGTAATACAACGTCATTTCTAATCTTACGGTCCAGTACAGTTGTCCCTTGATAGGGTGTACCATCCCGCTTTGTTACTTCACGTAGTTGACGTCGCCAATAGCGCATCAACTGTTTTGATATATCACCACGACCAAGTTCAGATATAACTGCTGCTGCTGCCTTATCTGTCTTAGTACTATCAATAGCTGCCAGTACCTCGTCGTTGGTAAATAGCTTTCTTAGTCTGGACACTTCCACTTCTCCAATAGTGCTTTGCCTGTTATATGGGCTGCACGTTGTTCTGTTAACGGTTCATTACTAGTTCTAGTTAATGTCCCAAAATTGTCTCCAATAAATGTAGGTGACTCGTTTATCATGATAAATTGATTAAAGTTGTAATCAAAATAGTTAATGACTTGGTCGCGTGGACTTGTTGCTTGTTCTGACATACCAATAAGGTCGATATCATTAGCTAACTTGGTTACACCGTTTATCCGGTTGATAGGTGTAACGTCATCTTCTGAAAGGTAGGATTCGAACCAATGATTATCAATACCCATCATGTCCAATTGGTTCGTGATGCGGTCTAAATCATCCACAAATATGTCAACATCACGTGATTCTTTACCAAAGAATAGGTCACGTGGATGGCCACCTGCAATGATGTAATTAACACCAAGGTCGTCTAAAAGCTTTAGCAGTGCAGGTAGCTTAATGTTACTGGCTTCTAACTGCTGTAGTAGTAGTTCCATTGTAAGACTCATTAGCGTGTCTGCATTGTGAGGTCGATGTTCCTGTTCCTGTCTTTATCAAGAGCATCTTCCGCTTCCTGCGCTTTCTCAATCAGTATGGCAAGACAGTGTGCTGCTTTCTGCAACTGCTGTACCTCGTTGTCTTTACTACGTGTCATATACTTATTTATCTTAGTATAGACCGCTGCTTTAAGACCCTTGTAACCGAAGTTAGCAAAGGTCAATTCGAATGGTTGGATTTTAAGGTCAGTGTAATGTGTACCACCAACCTGTGTTTCTAATGCTTTACTCATTTGTAAATCGCCCTATCTGCATCCATTATGAAGGTTTCCATAATGTCTAGTTTACCGGCTCGTAATGATTTCTTCTTAGGCATACTAATGCCACGGCTATTGGGATTCAATTCATCACCATCATGACCAATCATTAAGATGTTGTCACAAGCACCCTGTTTACCTGTCTTCGAATCCTTGAGCATGTGTTCTAGTGGATACAGTAATCCTGCACCCTCATTAGATACTTGGCTCGTCGGGAATGTCGGACAGTCGTACTCTACACCCAGTTCACGGAACCATTTATACATCTCTTCAAGACGTTGGTCCTCACGTAACTCACGTCGGGTCGGGAACTTAACATTGTCGAGCATATCAATGATGATAGCACCAACGGTTAAACCTTCTTCGCGTATGGATTCAAGTATGTCAGCTAGGAACAAGTTATTCTTACCGTGTATATCATATACACGTAGTCTATCTTTGCGTCCCATAACTGCTAGGTATTCATCTTGTAATGTACCCGCTGTTTGTTTCTTGGATAACTCAGCTACAGTTGCTTGAAGTGCTGACTGCATCTGACGTTTCATGATACGTTGACGTTTAGACTCGTTGTTGAACCACACTATAATGTCAGTGTCTTTCATGTCCTGTGCCATTGCTACATTATTACATGTAAGGAACGTGGTCTTACCTAATCCCGGCCTTGCACATACAATGGTTTGGTCACCACCTTGTAGTCGTCTGTATCGTTCGTTAAGTTCTGGTAAGCACCAACGTAGTCCAACGTTGTCGTCTACCTCTGCATCACAATCGTCCATATCTGCATACTCGTAAGCACTGCCACGTGTTAACTGCTCGTTAAGTACTTTAAGTTTAAAGGTGATTTCCTGTACTATGTCAATCTCTTCACCTGCATGGAACTCTTCAATAAAGTTGGCAACGTCTGTCGCGAACTCTAGTTCAAGTAATTGGTTTACTAAGTTACTCTTAATACTGTCCGGCACATCTTCTGCCATGTTTACTAAGACTCGGTTATAAAACTGGGTGTCCTCGTCAGTCAGCTTCTTGTGGTAAGAGGTGAAGAACAATGAACGGAATGAGTTGAAGTTGATACTAGCTTCTTCTGCATGGTCGTCGAAATAACGGCCAATGTCTTTAGCTAGTAATAAGGTACGCTTGTTAAGTGCAGACTTCGGTATGAAGCGTGCTACTTTCTCGTACTGGTCACGGTATTTGATTACACGTAACAGGGCTATATCTATCGAGGCCATGAGTCGTCGTCCCCTTTAAAGATTAGGTACATAGTTGCTATAAATATAAACGACATGACGATTGGTGTTATGGGTGCTATGTCCATTAGAAACCGCCTTTGCAGTCACGACAATCACAATCTAGTTTGTTCTCGATGAATACATCAATCTGGTCTTCTGTGTAACCAAATAGACGTCCCATCAAACGATTGTGTTCTGGTTGTGATTTAACTATTATCTTAGCATTATTAGATTCTAAGAACTGATAGCAATTAATAGGCTCCTGCGTCAACGCAAAGTACACGTTACCATGACGTAAGAATGAATACATACCAACACTACGTAATACCTTCGGGGCGTCACTGTGTGTTACTGGGAAGCTCCCAAGCGGCTTTGTTCCGTTAAGAACAAGCTCAAGCTCACGACCTTCATGTGGTGCTATTTCTTCTGGCATAATGTTGCCCTTATTTGTTGATTAGAATAAGCTTTGGGGTCAAGCTCTGTGCGTATGTTGCGAGTTTCTGTAAGCATCGATACAGCCGTTCTAATGGTTTGGCTGCCTCGTATCCCCGCTTTGTCATTGTCATACCATAGAGTGCATACGCTAAAGCTTGACAAGAAGTTAATTTGTCTTGTATCTGCCTTAGTTCCGAGTAAGGAAATTGTGCATGTGTTTGGTAAGTCAGACTCCCCAACTCGAATCGCTGACATGATATCTTCAACGACTGTAACTGACGTTCCAACTCCTGTATGCTTGATATGTTGGGATGCGAAATAGATTCCAGTCTTATCTCGGCTAGGTTGTAAATACTTTGGGGTCTGCCCTTCCCGTAATGCTCGACATTGATACCAGATAAGTGTACCCGCTTCGTCGTAGACAGGTAATACAACCCTGTGCAAACGCGCTGAATATCCAATACCA